TGGTTTTGAGATAATATAAGTGAAGGTTGGGAATTCCTCCCGATCATTAACCCCCCTAATAAATTTTTATTATGAGCATGTACGCAAATAAAGATAAGTATGAAAGTGGTGATGTTGCCCGTATTATTTGGGAACAATTGGGTGGAAACAAGTTTCGAATGATGACAGGAGCTAAGAATTTATTGAATCTTGGTGATGGTCTTGCAATGAAACTTGGTAGAAACAGTTCAAATTCCAATTATTTAAGAATTACACTAAATTCAATGGATACTTACGATATGATGTTTGCAAAACTTACTAAAAAAGGTGAGTTAAAATCTGTAAGTGAATATAAAAACGTGTATAATGATCTGATGAGAGGAACATTCACCGCTCATACAGGAATGCATACTTCATTATTTTAGGAGAAATTATGGTGTGGCTTGAAGAAAGTGTAACTTTGGTATTATTGTTTGGTGTAGGATATTTGTTTATCCTTTTTATGATTGCCTTAATGTAGGAGGAGATATAGTGAAAAATAAAGAAACGTACTTTGTAGCAAGATTGTTCAAGAAAGGAGAATTTCTTTCTTCTGAAATATTTGCGTCACTTGAAGAGGCAAGAATTTGGGCAATGAAAGAATCTAAAAAATTAATATCACATATTGAAATGTTAAGAATGACCAATGTTGGTGATATTGTTGTCGAAATCGACAAACATTTTTTTGGTTATGAAATTTCATCAGAAGAACTTTTAAAAAATAGCGTGAGGGTAGTATGATAAAATATATTGCAGTTGCTATAATAGCGTATATGATTTATGCCGGAGCATTTAGTGTTAGTTTTTCTGGTGAAGAGGTTGGCGTTGGATTTAATCCTAGAGAAATTACTAATAGGTTTGTATCTGATGTTTCGAATTTAATTGAATAACTGAAGAAAACCAATTTTTATCTTGACACTATGGCGTGGTTTTGAGATAATATAAGTGAAGGTTGGGAATTCCTCTCGATCATTAACCCCTTTGAGATATAAATTATGGCTATGAGTCGTGTGCATTGTGAAAAAGTTTTAGAGAGAGCCCATTTGATGGGCATGGATGCTGGTCGTAGAGTCGGTGTTACTCCGATGGTAGTCGGAACTCCTACAGAGTTGATGGGTAATGAAATTGATTATTCCAAAAAAACTTATGTTGTTGAAGGTGGAGTTTGTGGATTTGCTGGAGTAGTTATTAATCCTGCCCGCGGAAAATTTGTTTCCTATCTTAAAAGTATTGGAAAAGGTAATAAGCATTATTATGGTGGATGGTATGTTTCTGTCCGAGAGTTTGGACAGTCTCTTGCTCGTAAAGAGGCTTATGCAGAGGCATTTGCCGATGTTTTGAAAGAAGTTGGAATGAGAGTTTATGTAGATTCGAGGATGGACTAATGGAAATGAAAGATAAAATTGATTTAAGTTTAAACAGGAGTTTAGAAGAACTGATTGCTTCTTATTGGGAAGCAGTAAATGGTGAAATAGATAACACACAATGGGGTTCATTCTATGCATTAGAAAGTTACCTTTGTGATATGGGGGCATTATGAGTACGAATAGTTTAGTAGCATATATGAACAAGGATTGGGAAGTTACTTCATCCTACGTGCATTATGACGGTTATACAACTGGTGTTGGTGAACAATTGCTAGAAAATTATAATTCTAAAGAAAAAGCATTTGAATTAGCTACAACTTTGGGTTATGCATCAGGTTTGAGTGAAACAGTTAAAAAGTCTCATGAGGATCGTGCAAATACAGATGAACCAATAGCTTATGAAAATTATCTTGATTTTGAAGAGTATATTCGGGAAAGTTCTTATCTTGAATATGTTTATGTCTGGGTAGAGACTGAAGGAAAATGGCAAGTTGCTACTTGGGAAACCACTAAATTAAGTACTTTGTCTGAAGAAGGTTATGAATTCCGATATGATTGGAATGGTTTTGAAGATTTAGCTCCTGTTTTTGTTCGTGAAGGTATCGAGACTGTAAAGCGAATGAGAAAACTCGCAGAAGAAGGATCAGAGAGTGATTATGCGACAGGTGCGGATGAACTTGAAAATACAATTTTAAAATATGCGATTGACGAAGATGTTTAGAAAAAATATTATTCGTGAAATGTTTATCTGGTTTACTTTGCTTTTGATAGTAAGTTATATTGCAAGCAGAATAAGTGTTGATTATTATTATTTTGTACATCATAGCTTTGTTCTGGTTTGTAGAGCCTTGGAACTTCCAGATTTTGTTTGGCATTTTTTTGATAAATATCTTTTCGAAGGCCAATTATAATATTCCCCGATAGCTCAGTTGGTAGAGCAAATGACTGTTAATCATTGGGTCACTGGTTCGAATCCGGTTCGGGGAGCCACTACCATAAATACTTGATAGAGAATTTATTATGTTTGTGAAAATGGGATCCGTTGCTAGAAAAAATCGGGCCTTTCATATACGCATTGACAATCATGATGTTTGGAATTTGGATAATACTCTTGCTAATATTATTCATCCTGCTCTTATTCGTTTACGGGAACGTGTACCACATTTTGGTTATCCTACTCCTTATGACGAAACAGAAGCATATCCTGAGTTTTCTTCTCAGGGATCATTTGAAGAAATTTTAGATCGTGAAGCAGAGAGTAAGTATTACGAAAATCTCTGGATGGAAAAACTTCAGAAAATGATTAATGCGTTTGAAATGATTATTGATAAAGATGAAGACTATGATAAAATTGCCCACCATGTAGATCATGAAAATGAAAGAAATGAATGGTGGAATAAAATTGAAGAAGGTCTAAATCTTTTCGCAAAGCATTATCACGGTCTTTGGGATTAGAAAAATTTAAAATCCGAAAGAAGGGATATATGTTTTTAATTAAATATTGTGGTTCCTGAAATTATAGACCACAAGCAGAAGGTCTTTCTGCACAAATTAATCAACATTTACCTGATACTTGTGAGACTGAAGAGGGATCAAGAGGACAGTTTGATTTATATTTAAATGGAGAATTATTTTTAAGTAAAGATGTATTACAGAAATTTTTTACTTTTGAAGATGTACAACTCAAGTTAAAAGAAAGTGGACTTGGGTCTCAACTGGAAAATTTGCGCTAAATGGTTGCTTTTTTTCTAATTTATTGCTATAATAATATATTATAAATAAATATGCCTAAAAAATATAAAAAGAAATTTAAGATATCAAGAGATGATCTAAATATAAAAATTGATGAGTATTTAGAGAACGGTGGTAAGATTACAAAATTAGAATGTATTATACCAGAGGGAAGACGAACTGTACTACAAGAAAGTCAGATAAGAAGCGATAATGTTCCTGTAATTAATCAAGATTATTTTACCAAAGCACCAGCAGAAAAGGAAGCTAAGTGAAAGTGTTTATTTATCGCATTCCGATATTATTGATGTTTTTTATAACACTTACTCTTTCATTTTTAAAATTAACTGATAAAATTAGTTGGAGTTGGAATGATGTTTTTCTTCCACTTCAACTTTTTGTTATTTTAGGTATAGTTCTTGCAATTTTATTTGTATGTATAGATAGAATAAAAAATAAATAATAGAACAGGTTTCAAAGATGGCGCAGGGAGGTCTGAATGGACTAATGGATCTGCACCCCCACCATTCAGGCCGCGCCCCACTATATCGTTTTTTCAGGAGCAAATAATGTTGGGAATTCCAACGACAAGAATAGAATTATTCTTTAGACCGGATCAAGATTGTCTTTTAGCTCTTGAGCCTGATGGAACGTTTCATGAATTTGATGTTAAAATGTTGAGAGAAGCAAAGGAATTATTTTCACGTTATCATGAAGCACATTTTCATGAAGAAGATAATTTGGATGAATTTCATGAGTTTTGTGGAAGAATGCAGGAGGAAAGTCCAGAAGTTTCGGGTGTTATGTCTCCATATCTAAATTAAAGGATGTAGATGGTAAATTTTTTTGAATCAATAAAGAATAATTTTGTAAAAAGAGTTAGAGATGATGAAGAGTTAGAACGAAATAAAAAATATGAAGTAAGATGGATTTGGTATCATACAATTTTAGCACTAGAATTGTTAACAACTAATGTTTTATTAATATGGATATTGATTAAAATATATGACTTACACACTTAGTATCCTGAAGGATCTAAATGATTGAAAAATTGGCTCATAATCATGAATATGTTTTTGAGATTTTATATCATTTCAATTGTGGAAATAAAAAATGTGGAAAGTGGTGGAGTTATGCAAAAACTCCTAATAATAAAGATGAAGTATACAAACAGAAAGTAGAAGCTATGTATTGTCCGCATTGTGGAATAAAGGGCTCTCTAAAAATAAAGGAAAAATTTTTAAAAGATATTTAAGGAATACATGAAAGAAATGCTATTATTAATTTTTATAATGATGGCGACATGGATGGTTGTTAGTTGCACAACTACACAAGAAGGGTGTTATGGATTTTGGGAAGATAATCGAATGGGTATGAAAAGAGGAACAATTTCTTGGAAAAATGCTGACTATAAGAGGCCCTATAGACAATGTGTGGAAAAAGAAGCTCCACATAAAGATTTAGAAAAGAGGCCCTACGGATGAAAACGACATTACTAATTTTGGTAATGTTATTTTTGAGTAGTTGTTCAACAACAAAGAGCAACAATTGGCCAAGTGGAATGACACCATTTTTTGCAGAGTGTCAAAGTGATATGAAGGTATATACCGATAGGGCATATATTAAAAGGAAACGACTACCCTGCAGAGGTGGTTGGAAATTTTATGATAGAGGTGATCCAGTTTTAAATAATTAAAGGAGATAAAATGTTTAATCAATCAGAAATATTTTTTTGGATTCTCGTGTTAACTTTTGGAATAATGTTAGCATGGCAATTACGATTGGAAGCATGATTATGAATATCTGGGTAGAATATTTTGTTGCTAATAAAAGCGTATTAAATAATCATGCTCAAATGAGAGAAAATATTAAATTTGTTGAACCTGAACCAGAATTTATATATAAAAGATTTTGTCAATCAAGAGAAGCCGCTATTACCTTTGCTAAATCAATGGAAAAACGGGGATATCATACTTCTATAAAAACGGATGGTTCACATCTGGTATAAAGAAACAACACAAAAACAAATTATCAAACTTTCACATGAAAAAGATTTTTATATCGAAACTGTATTAACGTATAAAACAAAAGATGGTTATACAGGACACACAGTAAAAATTAGATCAAAGGGGAAAAATGACAAAAAATAAACGTGAAAGACAACGGGGGGCAATTAAAAGACTTGAAAATACCCTTAAAATGCATGAAGCGAATGCAGAATTAACAGTTGCTATTATGAAGGAGAAAGCACTTTCTACCGGCTCTAAGGACAAAGTAGAGTCTATTAGAAAGAAAAAGATTGAACGAGTAAAGAAAACAATCGAAAACACTAAAAAAAGAATGTTATAAATATAGAACATACGATTGAATAATTAATTTAATAATGAAATCGTTAACAAACGGAGAATTACATGTTAAAAAAGGGTTATGCTTTTTTGATGGTAATTGCCGCAACAATACTGATACCCGGAGTTGTAGGAGTACCACTTGGAAAGTCAAGCGCAAATGCATATAGAGTCATTCCACAACTACCATCAGTTTCAACAATATCAATAGTCAAAACACAATCTGTAAAAAATCCTAACTTAGGTTTAATCGTGCAAAACAAAGAACAAGTTACGTGTTTGGCTAAAAATATTTACTTTGAAGCGGCAACCCAATCGACTGCAGGAAAACTAGCAGTTGCTTTTGTAACAAAAAATAGAGTAGATTCACACCACTTTCCTAATTCATTTTGTGATGTAATATATGAAGGGCTCCATTGGTCTTCAGGACATCCAAAAAGAGATCGATGCCAATTTTCATGGTATTGTGATGGAATGGGTGATGTTCCAAGAGAAGGAAATGGATGGAGAAACTCACAATCGATAGCTAAATGGTTTTATGATCATAAAGATAGACTTATGTATATAACAGATGGCGCAACGCATTATCATGCTAATTGGATGGAAAAATATCCTCACTGGTCAAAGCAATATCGAAAAAATGTAACAATTGATGATCATATTTTTTATAAACGTAGTTATAATTTTTAGAAAGTGAATTATGATAGATAATGCAGATGTGAAAATACCTCAGCATGAAGAAGGAAATCTTGCGGAGAATTCTTTAGGAGGAACAGAACTTCTTTCAATGGAATTATTCCGCAGATTACCTAAGGAATATAAAGACAAATTTCAATTTGTGATTTCAAGAGTCCATTCTATAGAAGAAAATAAACGTAGACTTTTTTGGATTCATGATCTTGCACAAGATCCTGCATATAATATTCTTAAAACTCAATTAGACCTTTTTAATAAATTGATTTTTGTTAGTCATTGGCAACAACAGCAATTTAATACATTATTGAATATACCATATGATCGTGGAACAGTTATTAAAAATGCTATAGATCCTATTCCAAAACACGAAGAAACTGAAACAAAGGATCTTCAATTAATATATGCTTCAACACCTCAGCGAGGTCTTGATGTTCTTGTGAATTCTTTAAATTTAATAGATAGAAGTGATTTTCATTTACATATTTTTTCTAGCTATAAATTATATGGTTGGGAAAAAAATGATGAGCCATATAAGCCTTTATTTGAAATGTGTGAAAAAGATCCAAGAGTAACTTATTATGGTGCGGTTCCTTATGATGAATTAAGGGAACATTGGAAAAATATGCATATATTAGCATATCCATCTACTTGGCTAGAAACTTCATGTAGAGTAGCCATGGAAGCAATGTCGGCCCGTTGTGCTATTGTTACTTCTAATTATGGTGCTTTACCCGAAACATGTGGCGATTTTGCTTATATGTACAATTATACAGAGGATAAAAATAAGCATGTTGAAAGATTTGCTGATACTCTTGAAGATGTTATGGATTCATATTGGACAAAAGATGTTCAAAAAAATCTTGACAATGCATTAGAATATTCACATACTCATTATAGTTGGGATAAACGTATCAATCAATGGATTGATTTTCTTGATAACCTATCATATGAACTTGATTATGCCGAAGAAGAAGTTAAAAAAAATATCACGATTAACAAGAAAGCCTAAACAAATTATTGGTTCGGGAAGAACCTTTGATGAACAGAAGATGGGTTCTGAACCGATCTTTGATGAAACTTCTACACCAACTGATATCATGCATGGATTGAATTGGTATAGTCATTTTCATGAAGCAGATCAATCTAAAAAATGGATGCTGGAATACATGAAACATTCTGGATATAGTAAAGAAGATATTCAGAAAGTAAGATCCTTTCCATGGGGAAAAGGTGGACTTCTTGTTGATGGACCAAACGTTGTTCATTTGAAGGGAGGAGGTTTTCTTGCTAGAATGATTATGAGAGGATATGAACATTTTCCCAAAGAGTATGTAGAGAAAATTAGTTACCTTATTGACTACAGTAAGAAAAGAGGCGAACTTGTTTCAAAAGAAAAATCTGCTGAAAAAGAAATTAACGGAAATGATAAGCCATCTATACAAGATCATATAAAAGAACAAGTCTCTTTATATGCTTCTGAAATAGAAGAATCTATAGATGATTTCTTTGATAATGACTATAAGCCAACTATAAGCGTATATGATTGGTTGGTTAGTAAACAAGTTAAAGGATTAATCGCAAAAAAGATAGCAAAAGAATTTGAACCTTATATAGAAGAAATAAGATTAATTCCGACAGATGAAGATTTAGCAGAAGCATTTGCTCATATGAAGAAGAAGCAACTTGCTAGTTATGAGAATTATATACAAACAATTATTGATGATTGCGAAAGATACTCTGCTAATTTTAGTAAGCAACAAAGAAAACCACGAAAGAAAAAACCTGTTTCAGTTTCGAAACAAATTGCTAAATTAAATTACAAAAAACAAGATAACGAATATAAAATAGCATCTATCAATCCATCTGAGATTGTTGGTGCTGATCGATTGTATATATTTAATTCAAAGTATCGTAAACTTGGTGTGTATCAAGCAGAAGGTCATGCAGGACTATCTGTAAAAGGAAGTACTCTCCGAGGATTTGATACATCACTTTCTAAATGTAAAAAAGTAAGAAAGCCAGAAGAAGTATTGACAAAAATGCTTTCTGGTGGTAAAATTGCTATTAAAAGACAATATGAATCTATTAATTCTAAAGAAAAGGATTTAACGGGTCGTATTAATAATGAAACTATACTGCTTAAAGTTGTAAAATGATATTACTTGATTATTCACAAATCGTTATTGCAAATGTAATGATGAATAAGAAATCAATGTCTGAAGATTTTGTTAGACATGCGGTTTTAAATACCATAAGAATGTATCATCATAAATTTAGTGATGAATATGGTGATCTGGTTGTTTGTTGTGATGCAAAAGACAATTGGCGAAAGGATGCATTCAAATATTATAAAGCTCAAAGAAAAACAACAAGAGATAAATCTGATTTTGATTGGGTTGAATTATACAGAATATTGCATATAGTACGAGAAGAAATAAGTGAAAACTTTCCTTATAAGGTTATATACATAGATAAAGCAGAGGCAGACGACATTATTGCTACTATTGTAATGAAACGAGAACAAAAAGCGAAAAAATTGTGGCAAGAGAATAATAATGAATCTGTTACTGGCATTGAAGAATTATTTGTTGAACAAGAACCCGTTTTAATATTATCAAGTGATAAAGATTTTGTTCAGTTACAAAAATATCCAAATGTGGATCAATATTCGCCTCTTACGAAGAAATTTCTTAATACTGATAATCCAGAAAATTTTTTAAGAGAACATATTCTTAGGGGTGATGTAAGCGATGGTGTTCCTAATTTTTTGTCTAGTGATGATACATTTGTTGTTATGGATAAAAGACAAACGCCATTATCAAAGAAAAAAGTTTCAGTTTGGTCCGAGCTTGAGCCTGATGTATTTTGTCAAGGTGAACAGTTGCGTAACTATCGTAGAAATGAAATGTTAATCGATTTAACAAACATTCCTGAATGGTTGCAAACTAATATTGTGGTTGAATATGATAGTCAACCTGAAATTGGTAGAACTAAACTTTTTAACTATTTCGTAAAACATAAACTTAAAAATTTAATGGAGCATATAAATGAATTTTAGGAGCAACTATGGCCGCTAAAATGACAAGTGAAATTTTTGCTGTAGCGAATGGATTACAGTCTGATGAGGAACGTGTTAATTATTTACGACAAAATCAAACAAAAGCAGTAAGGGAATTGTTGCGGCATAATTTTAATAAAGATATAAAGTTTTTACTTCCTAAGGGGAGACCAGATTTAACATCGACACCTGATGATATGGATTTTAAACCACAAAACAGTTATCTTCCAAATATTGGGCCTATTGATGATGGTGCCACCTTAAATTATGAAGTAAGACGATTATATTTGTTTATTGAGGGGGGACATCCAACGTTAACCAGCGCAAAGCGTGAAACTTTGTGGATCGAATTGGTTAATTCCTTAGCCCCATCTGAAGCTGATGATCTTTGGCATATGAAGGAAAAAGAACTTCAAAAAAAATATGACAAGATTACTCATCACGTGGCTTATAACTCTTTTCCGGAGTATCTTCAACAACCCGAACCCGAACCTACTAGGGATAATCAGGGCCGTTTTACAAGCACCAAAAAATCTAAAGCGAAAAAGAAAGCAAAAAAATGAAAGTATTGATGGCCTGTGCTGGCATGAATACAGAGTTAAGGCCCTTTACGGATATGATGCCAAAGTGTTTATTGCCAGTGAAGGCGAAACCGATACTGTTTCACAATCTTGAATGGTTAAAAAAATTCGATATTAGTGAAGTAGTTATTACAACAAGTTATTATCATAATCAAATTGAATTAGCATTAAAAAAATTTCAATTTGAAAATTTTAGTGAAACTAATTTTAGTATTAATGTTCATAAGCAAAAAGGTAGTGTTGGAACTGCACAATCTTTAAATCAATTAAGTTATAAATTTGATGAAGATGTTTTTTTATTTTTGCATGGTGGTAATTTATATGATTTTGATATAGAAAACTATTATAAAATCCACAAAAATAATGGGAAACCCATTTCTATCTTATCTCATATGTCTATGGGAGATAGTAAATATAAAAATTTTATTAAATATAAAAACGGCTCTGATAAAATAGAAAAGATTTCGGTTAGACCTGATTATAAAATGACTAAAGAACTTTTAGCAACATCAGGAGCGTGTTATTTAAGTCCAGCGATTTTTGATAAATTTAAAAAGAAAGATAGACATTTGTTTGATGATATCATTCCAAAACAATTAGATGATATTAATGTAATAGTAGATAATACTTCAGTTCGATTTATTAATACCCCAAGAGAATATTTGTCAATCGCAGAATCAAAAGGTATGGCTAGTATTCATAAAATGTAGAAGGATTATTATGCCAATATATGACTATAAATGTACAAAATGCGAAAAAGTCTTTGAAAAAGAATTAAAAATAGCTGACAGAAAGATTCCAACAGAATCAACATGTGTGGAACAAATTCTATATGATGAGAATCCTACTGATCATGGCTTTGAGACTTGTGGTGGTGAAATAACACAATTAGTTTCTGCTCCGGGATTTGCTTATGATAATATTGGACCAAAGAAACCAGATGCGGCCTTTAATGATAAGCTAAGAGAAATAAAGAAAGCCCATAAGTATAGTACCGTACCTATAATTGAATAGAATAATGTTTATACACGAAAATGTTCTTGGAGATTTAGAACTAAAAACTTCAAATGAAAACGGAAAAAGATGTTATGTAACTCCTGATGGTGAAAAATATCCTTCTGTTACTACTGTACTTTCAGATTATAAAAAAGAAGGTATAATCAAATGGAGAAAACGTGTTGGTGAAAAACAAGCCAATAAAATTTCCACTCAAGCATCCCGCCGCGGTACAAAAGTTCATAAACTTTGTGAAGATTATTTGAATAATGAATTGTCATTTGACGATTATACTCCTGACAATGTTGTTATGTTTAAAAGTATTCAATCTATTTTGGATGAAATAGAGTTGGTTTATGGCCAAGAACGTACATTATTTTCAAATCATTTAAGAGTGGGGGGAAGAGTTGATTGTGTTGGTGTATTTCGTGGAAAAAAACACATAATTGATTTTAAAACTTCAAGCAAACCCAAGAAAGAAGAATGGATTGATAATTATTTTATGCAGGGTTCAGCATATTCTGTTATGTGGGAAGAAATGACTGGTGTATCTATACCTTATATCGCAATAATTATTGCTGTAGCAGATGAAGTACCACAGATTTTTATTGAGCATAGAGATAATTGGATTGATAAGTTTATAGAAATCAGAAATAATTATGATAACAGTTAATTTAGATACAATTATTCTCAATCCTGAATTATTATTTCAAGCATATGAATTAAAATTTGAAAAAGATTCTATACTTCTTTATGATCTACCAGAAGGATCTAGACTTTTTCCATTAGATTCTTCTTCTTATATTGAAGGCTTACTTGAAATTAAAGATGATCCCGTGGAACGTGAAGAATTATTTGGTATTATTACCGGTTGCGATGATGATGATTCGCTTAGGTATCGTTTATTTTCTAAAATACATAAAATTTTATATAAGCATGAATATGATGTTTAGTTTTTGTGTTCAGATTTAAATATAAAAGAAAGATATTCAAAATGGTGTAAACAAATAGGAGTTAAAGAAAAATGTAAGGTATTATGTTTTCCTTTTACTGTAAGAGGTCTTGTTGATTCTCTTTACTCAAAACGGTACCCCTCTTACCTTCAAGAACATCTTGATGAATTAAAAAAAAATAAAAAAACAAAAAATTTTTGTCAATTAATATGTTCTCCTGCCACACCAAGATTAGCAACGGTTGACCGTTACTACACACATAAGAATTATGAGTATTCTTATGTTCCTCAATTTCATCACCACGGTGGTCACCTAAACCATTGGAATGTGCCTGCTTGGTTTTCAATGGGGACCTGTAATGGACAATTACTAAATATCGAAGAAAATATATTTAAAAATGGCTTTGATGCAGGAGAAGATTTTAAACTACTTAATGAATTAGAATTGGCCAAGAGTTACATTAATGAACAACATACAGGTGACAATTCAGAAAAGATGATTATCGATAACATCGAAGTAAATAAACTTATTTTTAATACCTTTCCTCCAGTGGAAAGTTTTAACTCCTGTTGTGATGTAGTATTAGAAACTTATTTGGCGGGGCCCACTTATTTTACTGAGAAAACATGGAAGCAATTTTTATATGAAAAACCTTTTATTTCTATAGGTGTAAAAGGTAGTAATCATAGTTTATTAAATTTAGGATTTGAATTATATGATGAGATTTTTGATTACAGCTTTGATTTGGAAGAAAATCCTCTAATAAGGTTAAAGGGTTTTTGGTCACAAATAGAAAAATATTTAGATTGGGAAGTATCAGCATTTAAAGAAAAACTTGAAATAATTGAACATAAACTAATACATAATAGAAAAACGTATATTGATTGGATAACACGTATAGATAAAACTATTGATAATTATACCAATCCGGATTTGAATAAATTTTATCATCTATTTAATCATGTTTATCTTTCTCAAGAACGTTCTTATAAGGAACATTTAAGTGAAAGCGATTTTAATGTTATAAAAAATATTTGTTTAGGGTTTGATTTATGAGTACGGTTGTATATCCGAATTATGATTTTACAATAAGCAGTTATTGCAATGCCGCGTGTCCTTCTTGTAAAAGATATGAAAGTAATAACAAGCCAATTGATATTCCTAACGAACCTCTACACCCAGGATTAAATCAAATTCATATGGATTTTGATATGTTTAAATTTATTATCGAAAGAGATATTGATTTATTTACAAACAAATATATAACATATGAGGGTGAATTGGGAGACCCCATGGTTCATCCACACATAAAATCTTTTATTGACCTTGGTGCGGGAATTTTTAAATCGTTAAGAGTGGTCACTAACGGTGGTATAAGAACTTCAAAATTTTTCAGAGATTTAGGAGATACGTATAAGAATTTGGAAATCATGTTTTCTATAGATGGACTACACGATGATTTAAATGGATTATATAGAAGAAAGGTGAACACTCAAAAAGCAATTGACAATATGATTGCATTTTCGGATAGTAGGTTTGGATCAAGAAGAGATCCTTCAATGGTGTCTTGGCAATATATTATTTTCGAACATAATTGGTTTGAAGTACCAGAAGTTTTAGATTTTGCAAAATTATATAATATACCTATTGTTATAAAAATAAATACTCGACCTAAATTTAGAATTAAAGAGAGACTAATACCTAGTGTTATTAACCAATATGAAAAAAATAAATTTGAATTAAGTAACCTTGTTTTGGGGAATTGATGACAACTGGTGAGTGTATATTTAATTTTGAAATCACATCATACTGTAATGCTGATTGTCCTAGTTGTTTTAGAACACTTTACAAAGAAAGTCTACCATCTACCAGACATTTAAAAATTGAAGATTTTGAATTTTTAATATTACACAATATAAAATTTTTTAAAAATAATCAACATGAAAACTTGCTTGCAAAATTTTGTGGTGAAGTAGGTGATCCTTTATTACATCCCAATATTGAACAATTAATCTGTATAGCCGAAACTGTATTTGATAACGTTGAGATTTATACGAATGGCGGTATTAGAGGTCCAAAATGGATAAAAAAAATACTTACACGATATAAAAAAACTAGTTTTGTATTTGGTATTGATGGATTAACGGATGTAACAAATCAAATATATAGAGTTAATGTAAGAACTGATATTGCATTAAAAAATATGGTTGAATCTGCAAAACATAGAATAACTAGATGGGATTATACTATATTTAATCATAATTATCATGAATTACCCGATGTGATAAAGTTTTCAAGAAAAAATGGAAGAAATATGAAATTATTGTGTAGATTTAATGGTCGAGAATTTAATAAACTTGATGATGAAAATATATTTATTTGTGAAGAATCGCTTAAAAAAAATAATATATATTATTACGTATGCAAATAAAATGTGATTTTTATAATTATAGAGCCCATCAGTGGCATCAATATGAAATAGATTTAGATTTAAATGTGTATCCATGTTGTCATTATTATACAGATTATATGGAATTTGGAAAAATTAATGAACGTATTAGTCATATAGATAATAATCTTAAAACTAATTCTTTAAATCATATTTTTTCAGAATATGATAAAGTATTAAATGAAAAAATTTGGAAGAACGAAAAGACATGTCCACCCCTTTGTATGAAAGTTTGCCAGAAAAAATAAATAACAACAAACATAATTTGCCTGAAAAGTTTAAAGATTTGGTTTATTGTATAGGATGGCATCAGAGAAATACTTGGGAAGAAGTTGAAATAGCATCGGATTTTTCTGTATATCCCTGTTGTGCTTTACATGCACAGAAACAATTAAATAAAACCTTTCAAGATAAAAAATTAGATAATTTGGATAAATACTGGAATAATTTGAAGAAATATAAATTAAAAGATATTTTAAAAATATGGAGAGAACACATTAAGCCCGAATTTTGGAAAAAAGAAGAAACCTTACCTGAATGTTGTGGAAGTTTATGCAGACTAAAAAAATAATAATTTTTGGAGATAGTTTTGCAGATCCTGAAGATAGGCAAGTTGAAAATAAACAAATAACAGCCTGGTATGAACATTTAAATCATGATTATGAAATAACAAACCATGCATTGGCTGGAACAGGTCCTCATTGGTCATTTAAAGAATATTATAATTTTATTTCTAGTGATGAGAAAAAAGAAGATTATATTTGTATTTTTTTCTTAAGCGGAGAGGACAGAATTCATTTTCCCTATGCAAATCCTGCAACAATTACACATATTAATTGGGATTTTGATAAAAAAGAAAGTTGGTGGGCAGAAAACGAAGACTTGAAGAAAGAGAAAATATATTATGAATCATTCAAATCTGAAATAGAATTTATGTTTTTAACAATGCATGATGAATTGAAATGGTCTAATTTTAAAAATTTAGGATTTCTTTACATGAATTCTTTATTATTAAATATGAAAACGATAGTGTTTTGTACTTATGGTATTAAAGTATTAAGTAGAATGGGTTCTTTTTTAGATGTTGAAAAACTTAATAGCCCAAATTTTTATACATATCCTGTTGAATTAGGACACATTTCTCAGGAAGAATGTATTGATGTAGAGAGGTTTAGAGAACAGAGTTATGATTTTGTGGATCTTAGAAGAAATCATCTTTCACAAGAAAATCATACAATTTTATATGAGAATATAAAAAAATTTATTAATAATGATTATAATCCATCACCTTTCACTAAGGAGATGGATCATTCAGCAAGTTTTGGTAAAACACGGAATACTAAGACTGGAAAATTTATTTACGAATAGAACAGGGAGAGACAAATGATTAAAACAATAGAATATAATACTAAAAAATATAATTTTGCTAAAATTTTTCAAGAATATTTTGAAGAAGATTTAACTAAATTACATAAAAAGATTCATTTTGAACGTGAGTATTCTGATATGACTGGAGGAACTGAAGAGTTTGAAGTGGTTTCGAAGACATATACGAATGTTATTAAGACTTCTAGTTTTAATAAGCTATGGATTGAATTCATTAAAGAAGTTATTAAGCCATATTTTGATAATAAGGGCATCTATATTCAAAAACTTCCTTCTTTTAGAATATTTCCTGCAGGATATTCTATAAAGTATGTTGAAAAGACAACCGATGGATATAATAAGCATTTAGAGGATTCTCCTCCTTATTATCATCCTACATTCGAAAGTAATTTTTGGATACCGTTGATAGAATGTAATTATTTAAATGATTTTTATTATCAAGATGAAAATGATTCATATCGAAGAGCAGATATACGTGTGAATGAACTGTTGGTTTTTAGTGGTGATGTGATACATGGAAATCATGTACATAATAAATCTTCTCATACTAGATGTTCGTTGGACTTTAAGGGTTTAGCAGTAGAGGATTATGATGAAACTATGTTAAGTGATAAAATAATTTTAAAGAGGGGTCAAGAATTTAAACAAAATGATTGGTATAGTACAAAACATTATTATATGGAGATGTAGTGATAATTAATTCACATAATAGTTGGGATTCTCTTGAAGAAATAATTGTAGGACGTGCAGATTTTGCACGTATTCCCCCATTAGATTCTTCAATGAAAAATTTCATGTATGCTCATTTGTCAAAAGATGAAATAAAAAAACATGTTGGACCATATAATCAAAATATTCTTGAAGAAGCAAAAGAGGATCTTGATATTTTATCTGAAGTATTGGAAGATTGTGGAGTTATAGTTCATCGACCAGAGAGACAGTTTTCCCATCTTCAAATACAGACTCCAAAATGGAGAACTACTGGTTGGCATAATTATTGTCCCAGAGATATTTTTTTGGTTTTGGGAAATAATATTGTTGAAGTTCCTAGCGTGATGAGAAGTAGAATATTTGAAACTTGGTCTTATAATAAAATTCTGCAAAGAGCGTTTGATGATGGAGCGAAATGGTTTTCTGCACCAAAACAAATTATTGAAAACAATAGTTTCGATTTTTCAGATTTGTCAAAATCAACATTAATGAATAATGAGATTCTTTTTGATGCTCCTAATGTAATAAGAATTAATAATGATTTGATTTTTCAAATAAGTAATAGTGGAAATGAAAAAGGTGCTGAGTGGTTACAAAGAATGTTTCCTGAATATAATGTTCACATTGAACGTGATGCATATTCTGGCGCACATTTTGATAGTACAATAATTCCTTTAAGAGAGGGACTTGTATTATTAAATGGATTAAGATGTAATCAAGATAATTATCCTAAATTTTTTAAGAACTGGGAAAAAATATTTTTTACTGATATAGTTACAACTGATGCTGAAGATTCTGGAATATCAAGCGATTCAATTGGATTAAATTTATTAAGCATTAATCCTAATTTAGTTATTGTTGATGAAAATCAAAAACCATTAATAAAAATTTTAGAACAATACAAAATAGAAAGTATACCCTTGTCTATGAAACACGCTAGAACATTAGGAGGAGGCTTTCATTGTGTTACATTAGACCTAAGAAGAGTATAGATCATTCAAAAATTAATGATCAATACTTAGTTGAGAATAAATTAGGATTTATCTATGATTGATATATTTGTTACTGCAAATGGAAAGTTAAAGGCTGAATTTACAGCCGGTCCATATTTTATAGTTTAAAAAATGAAACATAAGATAGCATTTCTTGAACTTTCTCACATTTTCACAAATCAAGTAAAATTACCATATTCTACGGGATGTGTTTGGAGCTATTGTAGAACAGATGAAGAAATTACAAATAATTATGATTTTGATGTTCATGATTGGCATTATATACTTGACGGGAAGTTTAATGTTTCATCCACAGCTAGGAAACTTGCTGAGTGTGATATAGTAGGCGTTTCTTATTTCGTATGGAATACTCATACAAGTGACAGGATTTGTGATGAAGTTAAAAGATTTAATCCTGATTGTAAAATAATATATGGAGGATTAGGTACACCTAAGTATGGTAGATGTCAAGAATTTTTGAATGATCGGCCATATATTGATGCTATTGTACATAATGAAGGAGAAAAGGTTTTCGCAAATCTTTTAAAAAATGATGATTGGTCTACAGTTAATGGTATTACAACTCATTCTTTTCAAACTCCTCTTGAAAATAGAATAAAAAATATTTCTGAAATGCCTAGTCCATATCTTGATGGCCTCTTTGATAAATTAGTTGCTATCAGAGATCATGATTATAAATGGGAAAGTTTAATTGAACTTGAACGAGGGTGTCCATATACTTGTACTTTTTGTGAAGTTGGAGATAGACATTGGACTAAAGTTATTAAACAAGATTATGACAAGATGGTTAAAGAAATAAATTGGATTTCAGATCATAAAATTGATTATCTACATTTAATCGACAATAATTTTGGAATGTATAAAGAACATAAAATTATATCAGATTTATTGATTGATAAATTAGAAACAAAAGGTTATCCAAATGCATTAAATATTACTTGGGCGAAACATAAAAAACCTTATCTTTTTGATATTGCCAAAGATTTGTGGAAAGTAGGATTAAATAAAAGTGTAACTCTTGCCTTACAGTCCACTAATTCTTCTACTCTTAAAGCAGTTGAACGAGCAAATGAAAATACAAATTTGGAACAGGTTATAGCTTATTTAAAAAAGAAAGGAATGCCTGCGTATATTGAGACTATTTTAGGATTACCAGAAGAGACTTTAAGTAGTTTTAAAGAAGGATTATATAGATTGATTGATGATATAGGATATCATAATTATATTGGAATTTATACTATGGTAGCGTTACCAAATACACCATTTGGTGATCCCGAATATTTAAAAAAATATGGAGTAAAGATAGTTAAAACTGCTCCTTGTTTTTTTCATCATGAACATCCTCCAGAAAAACTTATGGAAGATACTAATGATGTTGTTGTTGGTTCAAACGTTATGTCTTATGATGATTATTTAAAAGCATGTGGTTGGAAATGGTATATGATATCTGTTCATTTTCTTGGTTGGTTAAGAATTCTTGCAATTGATTTAAAGAAAAAATATAATATTATTCATAGACAATTTTATAATGATTTGTTTAATTGGTTTATAGAAAACCCCTCTACTTTATTGTACAAAGAATATCATGAGACAATGGGTTTATTAGATAATGTGTTTAAAAATAAAATACCTTGGGGAAGAGAAGTAGAAGGAGCTTCTGATATTTATTGGGAGTATGAAGAAGCAACCGGTATTCATATTGCAAAAGAGAAAAAAAGATTTTATAATGAAATCGGTGATTTTTTGGATAATACATATAATAGTAGATATCCTAAATTAGTAAAAAAACAAGCAAATAAAATGCTCGATCCGTTTCTTGTATATGATGGAAATTTAGAAAAATATGCAAGAGAATGTTTGTGGTGGGGCAGAAGAGCGGAGAGGTTTTTTGTATGAAATATTATAACAACTTTTTAAAAGATAATCTGGATCTTTTGTTACAAAGTGAGTTAAAGACTATTAAAGATTGGAAAAGTTTTAATCGTAATAATAGTCATATGCTAGAATATTATGATGGAAGTAGATTTATTAATAGAATAAGACAATATTTACATTCAAAAGAATGTATTGAATGGGTTGAAAATGAATTAGGTGTTGAGGGTTTGGTTGTTGATGTTCAAGGTACGGGTGAAGGAGCATCATTAATGAAACAAGATGATATGCTTGATGCACATATAGATTTTAATTGGAATAATAGAATTAAAATGCATCGTGCAGTTAATTTATTAATTTATGTTGGAGAATGTCAAGGAGGAGAATATTATGTATTAGATCCTGATCAAAATGAAATATTTTGTAAAGAACCCAAACACAATTCTGCAATATTAATAGAACATAGTGAAACTATATCTCATGGAGTAAAACCTGTAATAGAAGGTGAACGATATGCGATTAGACAATTTTATTATAGAGGTTATGCTAGTGGTCAAAAAGATAATTATTATGATTCTTGTGATAAACCACATCAATCATTATATTGGTATAATCCTGAAAAAAAATGGTATAATCCTGAAAAACAAATGCCAACAAACTCGCAATGTGGAACTACGTAACAACATTTGAAAATACAATTAAAGAAATTGTTGGGGCTCCTTATGGTATTGCTACAGATTGTTGTACTCATGCAATTTTTATTTCTCTTTTATGGCAAAAAGAACAACATGGCTTGAAAAAAGTTGGGCTTCCTAGTCAAACTTATATTAGTGTGCCACAGACATGCAGACATTTAGGATTGAAAATTTATTATTATGATGAGGCTTGGGAAGGATCATATAATATATTTGGATCCATGACAGTTGATTCTGCTTGTCATTTTTCAGAAAAAACATATATTAAAGAAAATTATCATTGTCTGAGTTTTCATCATCGCAAAACTTTATCTACAATACGAGGTGGTATGATTTTGACGGATGACAAAGAGTTTGAAGAATGGGCAAGACTTATGATATATGATGGTCGTGATAAAAATAAAATGATAAAAGATGATAAACCAACTTTGTGTGGATATCATTATTATATGCCGCCTGAAACAGCAATTATAGGTTTAGAAAACTTACGTAAATTAAAAGGAACTAAACATGAACCAATTGCAACTAATAAAAATTATGATGATGTGAGCCACATATGATAAAATGGGGAACAACATTTGGTTCTCATGATGGAGCATTAGCAGTTTTTGTAGATGATGAACTTGTGTTTGCTTCTGATGCAGAACGATGGTCAAGAAAGAAGAATGATCCTATTATTCCAGATAGATTGATAGAATTTGCAGAGAATAAATGGGGTGTTCCTGAAATAGTATATTTTTATGAAGATTTAAATCTTAAAGATGAACGAAGAAAATTTGCAGGACAGAAACCTCTTGATGAACTGCTTTTTAAATATCCCATTACATATTGTAATCATCATGAATCTCATGCTCGATATGGATATTACACTTCTCCTTTTATAGATTGTACAGTTTTAGTAATAGATGCCATTGGTGAGTGGAATACAATGACTCAATGGAAAGTAAAAGATGATGATTTTACATTAATTAAAAAATGGGATTATCCTAAATCACTTGGTTTGTTTTATTCCGCAATGACTCAGAGGGCTGGTTGGAAGCCAAATGAAGAAGAATATATTTTGATGGGAGCATCAGCAGTTGTAAAAGACTATAATATACATGATTATCAATATATTAAATCAATGTGGGATGTTGGTGAAAATTTTCATCAAGGAATAGATATAGTGGGAAATATTGATACGTTTGAGATAGCCGCTATTGCACAAGACATATATGAAGAAGAGTTTCAAAAAATTATAGCTGAAATTGATGATGAAAATCTTGTTTTTGTTGGAGGATGTGCTTTAAACGTATCTGCAAATCGTTTTCTCACAAAATATAACACATTCATACCGTGCAATCCAGGTGATGGTGGGTCTGCTATTGGATGTGTATTGAATCATAAAATTGAATCAAATGCATATCTTGGCTACGAAATTGCAGGAAAATATCCTGTCACAGAGATTATTAAAGAATTGAAAGAAACGGGAATAGCTGGTGTAGCAAAAGGAAAAGCAGAATTTGGTCCGAGAGCATTAGGTAATAGGTCTTTGCTTGCTGATCCATCGATTCTTGACATGAAAGATAGAGTAAATAAAGTAAAAGGTCGAGAAGAATTTAGGCCGTTTGCGCCAATGATTCTGAAAGAAGATGTGAATAGTTATTTTGAAGAAGGCATTCCATCACCATTTATGAATACTGTTAGAAAGGCGAAACCTTTAACTCAGCATAAATATCCGTGTATAGTCCATTTAGATGGTACATCTAGAGTTCAAGAAGTGACAGAAGACCCCCATAGAACATTGCTTGAAGAATGGAAAAAAGAAACAGGTTGTCCAATGTTATTGAATACTTCTTTAAATATTAAGGGAGAACCTATAATAAATACTGAATTAGATGCTAAAAATTTTGAAACTAAAACGAAAATAGTTGTTTTGTAAGGAGAATGAAGATATGGCTTATTTAAACTTAAAAATAGAACATGTTGCCGTAAATATTAGTCCTAACTTTCAAGAAGAATTGGATGCTTTGGAAACATCCCTTGTTGCGTGGGACGATTTATTATCTTTTAAAGATAGTCATTATATTGGTAGTGATAATGTTGGTAACGATATTATTACTTTACTAGATACTACAATAAAAGCTGAACTAATGACGGCTGTTGAGTGTTATATTGATGATACGACATTTGTTAGAGCAGATTTTACTGACAACTCTACATTAAATGAAGTTAAATCGTTAATAGATACTACAACTGGATGGGATGTTGTCCGCTTTTCTTATGTTGATGATGCGGCATGGACTAGTGCCCAATCCACCGCCGGTGACACGCCTATGACAGAATGGACGAATCCAGTACTTGAATAAGAGAAATATTATGATCAGAATAGAGATTGACCGTATCAAATATCATACTATTCAAGATTTATTATTAGATTATGATTTTATAAAGTATCCCACCTTAAAACAAATTATTTTTTTAGATTTGAATGAAGCTGGTCATTATTATCCCTACTCCACTACTCAATTATGGAAATTTAATAGTCTATATCACATCTATAAAAATCTTCACATAAAAAATTATAAGAATACTTATTTTTATAATAATGATATTAATTTAGAACACAATCATAATCAAGTAAAAAAATTAATGCAAGTAAATGGAAGCATTAATGTTAAAAATTTTCCATGGTATACTGTTTGCAGAGGTTTTAAAAGAGGCGAATTTGTTTTTAAAGATGTAAATAAAGAAATAATATATAATGTCATTTTTATGTGTGGCGAACAAAGATTAAATAGACTTATGATATTGAATGAACTTCATGAGTATGACAATTTTGCTTATTCCAATAGAAACCCCAGAATAACAGATCCGTTTCCTATAACTCAACTTAATTTTTTAGCTGATGATAATATACAAGTAAATGATATAAAGACCAATTCGGATGTGATCGCACCTAACTTCGTATTTAGAAAGGGTTCCTGGTGTACATCTATTAAAAAAGAATTGACAGATAGAAAAGATATAAACATATTAGGTGATATGCCTGAGGAATATTATCATTCTGGAATTGAACTGGTTGGCGAAAGTTATACAGATAAGGGCTGTTGTTTAACTGAAAAAATTTTAAGACCGTTATTTTATAAAAAACCGTTCATAGTCATGGCAAGTAGGGGATATCATACTTTTTTAGAAGAAGAAGGTTTTTATTTGTATACTGAACTTTTTGATTATAGTTTTGATAGAGGGTCTTTTAAAGTTAGATTCAATTCTCTTATGTTTCAAATAAAACAAATTTTAGAATTACCTATTGAAGATTTAAAAACTAAAATAGATAGCATTCAATACAAATTAGATTTTAATCACGAATTAATTAAACAGAAAGTAAAGGAAAATAATGATAAAAGTTGATACTCGGATTACAGTTCACGATAAAGAATTTTGTTTTAAGAAAGACTGGAAAAATTATTGTGTTTCTAATGTTGTTCCTGAGCAGACAGATCCATTGCGTGTTTATAATTTTGAATTGATGAAAAAATACGGTGATGGATTTTTTTATTTAATATTTGAATTGCCGAATATAGGAGTATTAAATCACATATATCAAACAAAAGAAGAATATCGCAAAAGTGTTCATTTAAGAAGTGAGCAGAAAAAATTGTTTGAATCGAAGAATATAAGTTATGATGTTTCTGAACCTTATGAAATACATGATAGTGTATTAACGAAAGATCAATATTATGATTTACATACTGCTGATTTAATTCCATTAGATATTAAAATTAATGTTGATTCTTTTTTATTAGAAATTGAAAGATATAATGATAATTTTTTTAGATGGGGAGACAAGTATAAAGAATATCCTAGGTATGCAATACCTTTAATAAATTTGAATGGGAGGTTGGATAATGATCCAGAGCCGGCGTGTTATCCGTTGGATAGATGGGATTTTTTACAAACTGGCTTAGAAGACAATGCAGAAAATTTTACAAATTTTCTGTTTAATATGAGTCATTTTGAAAAAAATAATGATATTTTATTTGAAACAGATTTTAAAAAGCATACCGAAGTGATGAATTTGAAAAGTTTAGAAGTATTAGAACCCATTAAAAAATATATGATTCGTTCATGTATTTTTAAATGGCATTCAATGGGTCATCTTGTACCTCATTTTGATACATGGCATCCTACAAAATGGTTGAGACTTTGGGGTACAACACATCCTGAAAAAATGAAATTGCGATACAAGGTCGGAGATAATGGATATGTTGAAAATAAATTGACAAATAAATTTGAAAAATATGCACCAGCTCAAGGTGTTCAAGCAGGACGATTATATTTGCACGATAGTTTAAAGTGGCACGATGCATTTGCATTTGATGATAATGTATATCATTTTTTTATTGCATTGAATGTTGATAGTTATAAAACGATAGAAGAATTAAAAATTAACTAGATCACATGATTGGAAATGTAATATGGAAATTGTAAAAATATGATAATAGATAAAGATCCAGAAAATTTGCCATCTAGTACATTTTGTGCATTGCCTTGGATGCATATATCAACAAGGCCCAATGGACATATGCGTGTATGTTGTACTGCAAATGCATCTACAGTACAAGATAAAGATTCAACAAATAAAACAATACCAGAAGCAGGTGTTCTTAGAAGAGATGATGGAAAACCTGCTAATTTAGCAACAACAAGTTTACTAGATGCATGGAATAATGAATATATGAAGTCCGTGCGAAGAATGATGCTTAGAGGAGAGCGTCCTGCATCTTGTTTAAAATGTTTTAAGGAGGAAGATGCTGGACATCGTTCAAAAAGACAATGGGAAACCGCTAAATGGGTTCATGAACTTGGACTTGAAGAAGTTATAGGAGAAACTTCAGAGGATGGAAGTGTTCCTCCAAAAGTACGATACATTGATCTTCGGCTTGGTAGTAAATGTCAACTTGCATGTGTTATGTGTAGTCCTCATGATTCTTCCAAGTGGGTAAAAGAATATAAAGAAATATTTCCTACATTAAAAAATGAAAGATTACGATTTTCTCAAGTTTGGGAAAAAGATACTGGAAAATTGGCTCGATCTGGTGGATCATATGCATGGCATAAATCGAATCCTACATTTTGGGATGAGTTTTGGACACAAGTACCGACTTTGAGACAGTTATATTGGGCTGGCGGCGAAGCATTAATAATGAAAGAGCATTATATGGTGCTTGAGAAGATTATTGAAATGGGTTATGCTAAAGATATAGAAGTTCGTTATAATTCAAATGGGTTTGAGTGGGAACCTCATTTATTTGATCTGTGGAAAGAATTTAGAAACGTAATTTTTCATTTTAGTGTAGATTCATATGGAGACAAAAATCATTTTATTCGATATCCTTCTCGTTGGAAAAGAATTGTAAAACAGATGCATGAGTTAGATGATTATCCCCATGGCAATCTTAGATTAACCACAGCAACTACAATTACTGCTCTTAATATTTTTTATTTGCCAGAATTTATAAGTTGGAAATTAGAAGAAGATTGGAAACTGCTTAATAAATTTCCTGCTGGTGCGGGTATGATTGATTTACATCTTGCATATTGGCCCCCACAGTTAAATTGTAAAGTATTACCGAAATGGTTTAAACAAGATGTAACTGATAAATTTGAAGAGTTTTATCCCTGGCTTGAAGAGAATTGGAAAAAATGTAATGGGGTTGAGGTCGAAAATATCGACTTCAAAGAGTGGAGAGAATTACCGTATGGTATAAAAAGACTTGAGGGCCTTGTGTCTTTTATGAACTCTGAAGATTGGTCTGAGCGACTACCTGAAACTGCTGAATGGTGTTTTACAATTGCAAAGACAAGAAATTTAGATTTTATAAAAATATTTCCTGATATGGAATGGTTAGAGTGGCACCTATAAAAAAATATTGTAAGCGATATAGTGATATTGTTCCAATAGAACATACTTTTAAAGAGCATAGACTAATGGTTTGTCCTTATGCTGATTATGATCATAAAATAAACCCGATAGGTTACAAGTTTCCCGAGAGCGGTCTTAAAAATATAAGTTATTATAGAGATTGTACAGATGTTGATCATTATGATCCGTTATTTGGTGATATTGATTTTATGGATGAAGTATTGTGTTTAGATTATAAATTAATTGATAAAGCAATAGATAATCCTAATACTATGAATTTTTTGTTAGCATTTATAAACAATAGACAATCATTAAAACTTTTACATTTAGTTAATTTTTGGCATGCTCTTATACCGTCTAAAAGTTGGAATCATTTTTGCGATTTTATAAATGATACACCTATAAACGATGGAACATATCTTGAAATTCATAATAAAATTCCTAAAAAATCAATAGAAGTATGTTTAAATGAAATATTAAAACTAGATTTAAATAAATTTATTGGTGTAGATTATTCGCACCTAGATGGTGAGCCAAAGTATGTGCCCATAAAGAATAATGTTAATGAAAATATTGGTATTATTTTTGATTCAACTTCAAATCCCTATGGTCATGGAGATGTTATAAATGAAAATAGAAGATCGGTCTAATCGTTATCAGATAATATGGGATCTTGGTAGAAGATGTTCTTATGCATGTACATATTGTCCTCCTCATAGAAATAATAAAACATCATCATTTGTAAGCTATGAAACCTTATGTAAATCTATGAATAGTGTCGCAGAATATGCGTTGCTTTATGATACATTTAGAAGGGAACCTGCTTTAAAAAAACTGAGTTTTACAGGAGGAGAACCGACAGTTCATCCTGATTTTTTTAAGTTTTTAAAATATGCAAAAAATGAATATCCCGAATTTAGTAGAGGTCTTACGACCAATGGTTGGTTCAAAAACTCTGTATTAGATAAAGTATTGTCTTTGACTACGGGCGGTACGTTATCATATCATTGCGAATCAACAACGAAACAGAAAAAACAAGTAGTATCAAATGCAATAGTTTTAAGAGAAAAATATAAATGTAATGTAATGTTTCATAAAGATTATTTTGAAGAGTGTATAGATGTGTGTGAAACTTTAGAAAAAAATAGTGTAGACTATGTTCCGAGAATTATAGGAGATGATAATCCAGACGATAAAAAATCAATTGAATTGGGATATACTCACCGCTATACTAGAGATCAAATGAAATGGTTTCGTAATTACTGGAAACAGAAGGGACAAAATGTCACAGAAGAAGGAAACACACAAAAAGGATTGGGAAGACCGTGTTGTGGAGGAAGATGCTTCAAAGCAGACGGTGTGGACAGTTATTTTTTGCCTGATACTAATTTTTTGGGTTGGAATTGTATGGTTAATTGGTACTTTCTCTTTTTAAATTCAGAAGCAGATGTTGTTTATACTCATCAAACATGTGGTGTGAATTTGGACGGAAAAGTCGCACCATTAGGTAAAATTTCAGAATTTGATAAAATTATAGATGATCTTGCTGATAATTTATATCAAAAGAAAGTTCCAATGATTACATGTCCAAAAACATTTTGTGGATGTGGAATGTGTATAACAAAGACTAACGATAATATAGATGAAATGTTTAACAGACATGTTAAAGAACAATTGAATTATGAAATTGTTTCTCAAAAAGAAAGTAATTGGAACATAGATTTAACAGTAAAAAGATTATTTGAAAATGTTATGTAACGCTCCGTGGAATCATCTTTGGCAAGAAACTACTGGTAAAATTAAACCATGTTGTGTTTTTGGAGAAGACATATATTCAAAATATAATTCATTACAAGAAGCATTTGAAGGCAAAGAAACTTTGAATTTGCGAGAACGAATGCTCAAAGACGAAGATATTATAGGATGTCGTGGTTGTACTATTAAAAAGGATTTTGATGTTTATAATAGAGATAAACCAAAATTACGAGATATAGAAATATCATTCGATAATACTTGTAATTTTAAATGTGTAACTTGTGAATCTAAGTTCAGTAGATTGTTATATGAAGATGATGTTGCATTACAAAAATTAGGTTTTGATAGAAATCCTGTGAGGGCGGTAGACAATCTAACAGATTTAACTAAAAATGATTTTAGTGAATTGAAAAAAGTAAGATTTGCGGGGGGTGAACCATTCTTAACTAAAAAAATACTTGAATTTATACAGTCTTTGAATTTATCAGAATTAGTAGTATACATTAATACTAATAATTCTATTTTTCCTACCAAATGGATCTCTACAATACAACAATTAAAACGATTTAGATTAATTGTTAGTCTTGATGGTGTTGATAAAGTTGGTGAATTTGTTCGATATCATATGAAAATGAATAAAATAACAAGAAATCTCAAGAAATGGAAAAACCTTTCTGGAAAAAAAATAATTGTCAGTTTTAATTATGTTTCTCATTCCTTGAATGTATTAAATATTGATAAGACGGAAAATTATATAAAAGAAATGGGGTTTGATGCCGGTCAATATGATTGGTACATTGAAGAATATAATGGTATTCCTTGGAATTTTCAAATAATGACAGTTGATAATTGTAAATATCCAAAGCATTTAGATGTTGCATTATTACCTAAAGAGACAAAGAAATTAATTGAAGAACGTATAGTTAATGAAAGTGTTTTAAAATATATTTGGACAAAAGAAACTGATAAAGACGAGTGTGAAAAATTTTTAAAGTATTGTAATTATCTTGAATCAACTAGAATGCTTCCATTACCAGACGAATCTGAAATAATTTATAATAGTGTGGCAAAGAATTTATGAATAATATTTTTTCAATCCCTTTATATCCTAAATTGAGAAAAGAAGAAGAACAAAATGAGAAGATGAAAAAGATTTTAACCAAACAATAAAAAGGTTTTTTAATGCTTTGTAAAGCACCGTGGAATCATATTCAAATTAATGCAGAGGGAGTTGTTAATCCTTGTTGTATGTTTTCACCAACAATGTATCATAAAAAATATGATAATTTGCAAGAAGCATTTGATGGTCCTGAAAATACAAAATTGAGGGCCCGAATGTTAAATGGTGAAACCATTAAGGGATGTCAAAAGTGTGATTTATATGAAAGTTTAAATAAATTTTCGTATAGAGAACATTTTAATACGAAATATGATCTTTCAACAATCGAAAAGCCAAAAATAAGAGAGTTAGAATTCGCACTTGATAATACTTGTAATTTTAAATGTGTTACATGTAGTTCTCGTTTTAGTTCATTGTGGTATAAAGATGATTTAAAATTAATAGAAGCAGAAATACCAAGATTTTCACAAGCAATAGAAACTAAAAAGAAGATCGTTAGAAATGTTAATAATTTAGATGATTTAGATTTATCAGAATTAAATTATTTAAAATTAATTGGAGGAGAACCATTTATAAATGATAAGTATATTGATATTTTAAAAAAGTTACATTTAGAAAATTTAGAATTAGCATTAATTACCAATAATTCCGTATTTCCTAAAAAATGGATTGAATATATTTTAAGAGTAAAAATTTTAAATCTTCATATAAGTTTAGACGGTATTAATGAAGTTGGAGAGTTTGTTAGATCCGGAATGAATTTTAAAAAATTTACTCAAAATTTAATTCAATGGAAAAAATTATCTGAAAAACATTCAAACATTAATATCAAATTTAACTTTGTGGTTCATTCGTTAAATGTATTGAATTTAAAATCTACAATAAAATATTTAGAAAATTTGGGATTTGAAATTGAAGTAGATCATATAAAAAAACAAAAATTAGAAGTAGATTTTTTAAAAGAACCAATTTATATTAATTTATCTTATTTACCTGATCATTTAAAAAAGATAATAGAAGAAAAATTAGATTTTAATTTAAATGGTAAGAGAGATATGATAGTGAATTTCATGTATTCGAATAAATATGATAGTGAAATAATGAGGACTTTTGTAAAATATTGTATGTTTTTAGAACAACAAAAATCTCTTCCCCTAGAATGTGAATTTATAATAAACAATGTACTCTAAATACCTCTATTCAAAAATACATGATGATCTTGTTTTAGACTTTTGCAATAAATGTAAAGAATTGAATTATGTTAATAATGATTCATTCGATTCTATGAAATGGTATTGGAAAGAAGTTCAATGGGTAGGAACATTTAAAAACAATACACTCGTTTCTATGAGCGGTATTCATAAATTTCCAGAAATTAATAAAAATGCATTTAGGATAATGTTTAGAGGTGCTACATTACCAGGGATTAGTTCGAAATTTTTAAATTTTGAACAAGTTCCCCTGAAACAAGAATGGGCATATTTACAAAATCATAATTCAGAATTTTATGTTACATTTAATATAGATTCTAAAATAGGAAGCAAGAGCAGTAAAATGATTAATGCAGTAAAACGAATGAATTGTTTTTCATATTATAGTACAATGAATTATTTTAATGTAGAACAAGAGGTCTATGTATTATTGTAGTTTACCGTTTAAACAGATAACCATGAAAGATTTTGATGGTGATGGTTGTACGAGATTTCTTCCGTGTTCACACATAATGAAAACAGAAGTGGAAGATGCTTGTACTGTTAGACCCACAAAAGGTAAACTTAATCTTACCCCTGAGGAAGGATTTGAACTTTATCAGGATGTACGAGATAGTATGAACAAAGGTGAACGACATGAAATGTGTAAAGTTTGTTGGGACAAAGAGGATAAAGGCAAAACTTCTTATAGACAAAAACCAGATAAGTTTTTACAAGATAGTGAAAAATATATTATAGACATAAATTGTGGTAATGTTTGTAATTTGGCTTGTAGAATGTGTGGTCCTGGCTTGAGTAGAAAACTTAAAAAAGATTATGATTTTTTTATAAATAATAAAATTGATTGTAAAACTCCAACTGATGATTTTTTTACTATTGAACTTGATCCCAAACCTATACAATCAATACAATGGAAATGGATTATGCAGAATATAGATAAAATTGGTGGTCTCAAATTAGCAGGAGGCGAACCTTTAGTAAATAAGTCCGTTATCTCTTTATTTCAAAAAATGGTAAAAGATGGAAAAAGTAAAGATATAAATTTAAGTTTTTATACAAATGGATTGGAGATATCTAATCATGTTGAATTATTGAATCAGTTTAAGGGAGTGTATGTAAACTTTTCAATTGAAGCGGTTGGTAAATTATATCATTATATTCGTTATCCTGGTACGTTTGAAGAATTCGATTTTAATGTTAAATATTTTATGCAAAAAAGCACAAACCTAAAAGATTTAGCATTTAATGTCGTAGTTTCAATATTAAATGTTCTCGACTTAGAATCACTTAAAGAATGGTTGCCCACAGATAATGTTGGTTATGTTAAAGTGTTTCCTGAAAACCGTGGAATAAGTGTTAAACATTTATGGAAAAATAGAGAAAAGGTATTAAGTGAAATATTAATGTTTGATAAATCTAGAAATCAAAATTATAAAGATTATTTACACCCTAAACTTGTAGAATGGTTATGAGTTGCTACTACAGTCATTGTTCTATTAGTTTTAAACAGCAATATTCTACATATTGTGCATTTCAATTAGATCCTATTTGTACATTTAAAGATACCATATTGCCGTCCGAAATTGTAAAGTCTAAAGGATATATTAAAACTAAAAAAATATTAGACAACAATAATTGGCCGTCAGGGTGCGATCATTGTAGAATCCCGGAATCTAATAATTTAAAATCGACTAGACTAGAATATACTATAGAACATTCTGATTTAGAGAGAGTTGAAATTAGATTTTCTAATGCATGTAATATGGCTTGTTTACATTGTGGACCTGAATATTCCAGTTTATGGGCTAAAAAATTAAACTATACTGGTGAGATATTAGGATTAACTTCAGAACAAATTATAAAGATATGTGAAGATTTAAAACAAATACCTACAATTCGCAGAATAGTATTATCGGGAGGTGAACCTTTAATAAATAAGAATTTTTATAAATGTGTGCAACTTTTATCAGAACATCCATGTGCTAGTGAGATACGTATATCATTTCATACTAATTTAAATCCAGGTAAAATGATAGATTTTGATTTATTAGGAACTATATTTCAAAAATTTAAAGAAGTTTATATGGTGGTATCAGTTGATGGAGGAGAACAACTTTATTCTACATTTAGAGGGGGTGATTGGAATATTCTATTGAATAATATTAAACATGCTCATGAAATGAATATCAATATTGATGGTACTATGAGTCTTACTACACATCAAATGCAGGATCTTAAAAATTGCTATCTTGATGTGTTACCATTAGGTTTTAGAGAATTACGTACATTATATGTTAGTACACCTGATCATCTTAATCCTAAATATGCAATGTCTTTAGATAAAATAGATGATTTTTCATTTGTGTTAAATTATATCAAAAATAATTATACAGGTACATTGAAATCTTCTGCTATATGGTATTTGAATAACTGTTTAGACCGATTACAAAAGGAGTATTATGGGTAAATTATGTAACGTTGTTGTATTATATAATTTAGATACAGTAACTAGAGAACAAGTTATAGAATCATTAAATGATTCTAGATTAATTCTAATAAAAAATAAGCACACCGTTCCTAAAAAAGAATTAGTTGAATTTTATCGAAGTTTGGGTGATTGTGTAACTTTTGGTACACAATATATTCATAAAGAGTATTTAGATGAATATTGTGATGGGTATAGAGAACTTGTACCAATGAGAAATAAAGTTATATCTGGGTATGGTCCTCCTGGACTATTTGCTGGTAAAAATGATACGGGTATTGTAGGGTGGCATAATGAATCGATGAACAGGGACACTCATGATGATGTAGTATGTTTTGCCGTTGAAAGATTAGCAGACACAGGTGGCGAAACATCAATTATGGATCAAACAACTATGTATGATCGTCTTATTAAAAAATATCCTGAATTTGATGAAATGCAAGTAGATTGGACAAATAGGTATTATTGGGAAACCCCCGAAAATGACGATCATTATAATCCTTGGACAGAATGGGATGATGATGCTATTCAGGGTGAGGGTGGTTGGAATTTTGAACATATGACCGATATTGATGATGTGCCGTTAATAAATAAAGAACTTAAATATAAACCTTTAGTCACTACTAATACCATCACTGGTAAAAAGGGATTTATGTTTGCCCATGATGCGATATTTCGATTGTTTCCCGATGATCAATATTTATTAAATATTTTGCGGGAAGAGTGTGAAAACCCTGAATATAGATATAAGCATGTTTGGGAACAGGGTGATATAGCAATAAATGATATACAACATTCTTTACATAAAAGACATCCTTACACTGGTGATAGATTACATTATCGCACATCTATCTATTTTTTTGAGAACCCTAATGATCCTAGAAAAAAACATTTACATAAATGATGATGATTTTGTCATACAAAAAATGCTATCTACAAATTGGTTTGATATTTCTAAAGATGCATATGCTGATATCATATTTGACAATGTGGACGTGTCTAAACACACAGAAGTGACTTTATTGGATATAGGTACTCATTTAGGTTTGTGGGCTATTCGAATATCAGAACGAGCAAAAAAGGAAGGTTTAAAATTTAAAGGATATTTATATGAACCTTCCATCGATAATGTAGAATGCTTAATACATAATATTGGCGATATTGACGTAGAAATTTATAATAATGTAGTTGCTTCTTATGATGCTTATATGAGACCTGTCGAAAATAATAATCACGGATCATTTGATATGTTTGGTGATTCTATTGGTAAATTTGTTGATCATAAAATACCAGATCATGAATTAAATGGTGCAAAAATTATCATTTTACCTTGTATGTCAACTGATTTTGAAATTTTAAAATTGTTTGATAACACATATTTACAAGAAGATGTTTTGATTGTTGCACAATTGATAGAAAAAAATTTAGCAAAAAAAAATCATACAAGAGAAGAAGTTATATCTTTTTTACAGCAAAGAAGATTTAATGTTAAAAAATATGATTTAAATTTTAGTCATCTAGACCCCCACTTGGAACATACATATTTTATATTTTCAAAATGAACAATTTATGCAAACTTCCCTTTTTACACAAATATATTAATTTCGTTGATGCAAGTGAAAAACCTTGTTGTATTTTTCAAGGACAGGAATCAATTTTTGATGTTCAGAAAAAATTTTTAAATAATGAAAGACCCGAAGGATGTTCCGAATGTTGGAGAAAAGAAGATAATAATATTTTAAGTAAGAGACAACATTTTAATACTAGGTTTTCAGATCACGATATTGATTCGGGCATAAAAACATATGATCTAAGATTGGGTATTACATGTAATTTAAAATGTGTAATGTGTGGTCCTCATTTATCTACAAAATGGAATGAAGATAAAAATATATTTGAAAAATATGTTAATAAAACAAATGATACTCCTCATGTAATTGAAGAATTAAACTTTGATGATGCATTAGAAATATATTTTGCGGGTGGAGAACCATTTTACATGAAAGAAGTTTATGATTGTTTATTGAAATTATCAGAAAGAGACTTTAATCGAAAAAATACTAAAATAAGAATAAACACAAATGCTATTATTGATGAAAATAATAAAGTTTTAAAACTTTTAAATAAGTTTGAAAAAATAGAATTTACTATTTCAGTTGAAGGCATTGAAGAGATTAATGATTATATTAGATATCCTTCTAAATGGAAAGATTTTCTAAAAGGAGTTAAAATAATTTATGACTTGTCTGATAAACCAAAAATATTAGAAGACTTGTTTTCATGTAAAAGAAGTGTAGCATTTAATATTACAATTAGTTGCTTAAATTTAAATACTATTTTTGATTTATTTGATTGGTTATCTAATAATGAATATTTGTATGTAGCAAATTTTGTTGAAGAACCTACATTATTACATATTAATTCTTTAAAACCAAATGAAATAGAAAAATTTTATGCTAAACATAAAAAATATAGATATCCCTTAACACATTTAAATGATGTAGCACAATATGTAATTGATAATTACAAATACGATAAAAAAATGAATAAAAAAATGGAAACATATCTTCTTGCTTTAGATATTAAACGAAATACTGATAGAGGAATTTTAAATGGATAATTTTTGTTCAGCTCCTTTTAGAGGATTTTATCAAGGATTAGATGGAAAAATATCCGTTTGTTGTCAAGCACCAGTATTGATTGATAACAATAATTATGAAGAAGCAGTTCATGACGAAAAAATAAAAAAATTAAGAAGAAGTTTTTTAGCAAACAAAATACCTGAGGAATGTAGTAGATGCCCAAGAAGAGTGCGTGAAGAGACAACAGCACAATGTAAATCTTCTAATGAAAATTTTACAGTAGATCATTACGAACCAGTTTTTTTAGACCTTTTGTGGTCTAATAAATGTAATTTTGCTTGTATGGGATGTAATCCTAGAATTAGTTCATTTATGTTAAAATATAAATCAGCAGTTGATATAGTTGATCTCTTTAATGATATAGATGCAAATTATGAATGGAATTCTAAAGATGAACAACAAAATAGAATAGATTATATTTTAAAAAATATAAAAACAATAAAATCAATACATCTAAATGGGGGTGAGCCTTTAATGCAAGAAGGTTTTTATGATTTACTAGAACGATTGATAGAACTTAATTTAACACATATAGGAATTTGGGCTCATACTAATGGAAGTATTTCGAAATATAAAGGAAAAAATATTGTTGATCTTATAAAACCATTTGATATATGTGATAAAGACCATAACCATGATGAGCATGAACTTGGATGTAAATCACTTATTGTAATGAGTCACGATGGAATAGGTGACAAGGGAGAATATGTAAGATATGGATTGAAGCAAAATGTTTGGTTAAGAAATTATAAGAAGTTTACAGAATCAGGAATTAAAACAGATGTTCAAGTGTGTTATAATATTTTCAATTGTTTAGATTTGGAAAAAATGGCAGATTGGTATGATGATCAATTACAAGTTACACCTAGTTTAAGTTTATGGACCTGGCCCCCCGCATATTCAGCAAAATATATTAGAAAAGTTCCTAAATTATATGATCAAGCAATGTCTATTTTAGAGACTCATGGAAAACGTTTTAGAAAATATGAATATGTATTAGATTATATGAAAGAACCTGTTAAAGATAAAGAGCTTGAAGAAATGCATTGGAGATTTAGTGAGAGTATATTAAAATTTGATGAGTTGAGAAATACAGATTTTCTTTCTACTTTTCCTGAATTAAAAGAGTTATATTATTAACTTTTCCATGTTTTTTTCTGTATTAATCTACCAATACAACGATTATATTCAAATTTATCTTCTGTATCAAAACCATCAACTATCAATGAATCATGATATTCCAAATAATAAGGTGTATCTTTAAAATTAAATTCAGTATTGTTAGACATCATTACAGGAGGTATTCTTTCAGTAGAACCATAAATATTCCAGATATTTTTAGCTCCTGTTGATTTCATTTGTTGAATATCTGAATCAGTAATTGGAGCAGATCCTGTACTAAAATTTCTAATAAAATTTAAGTTTGGTTTTTTTCGTTTATATAACGTTCTAAAAGTTCCTATTGCTAAAGTCAAAATAGTAGGTTTCACTTCTTCTACTATATCCCAAAAATTAAAAGGATCCATCTTAACATTTATTACTTCACATCCAACTATTTGAGCAGGAATAATACAAAAAGCCCAATTCGCTATAGTCCAACTAGGAAAGGGATTTAGAATAACATCATCAGATGTTAATTTCCATTTGTCACATAAAAATTGTGCTGGCTTATAAAAATCATTCTCATCGTGAGTAATACGTTTTTGTTTTCCTGTAGTTCCACTGGTAAAGATTGTAATTTTCATATGCTACCATAAAATAATTTCGTTTAGTTTTAAAAATGTTTCTTTATTAGACATTAAGCCAACTATTCTTTTTTAATAATTCATTTCTTTGATTTTTAGGATAACATATTTTAGTAACTATATATCTTTCAAAACCACGGGGTTTTATGACTTTATGGTTAACTGCCTTTAGTTTTCCATTAGATATTTTTTCTATTTCATCGCCATTCATAATTATCATTTTATTTTTAGATTCAAATAACTTCCAATTACCATTCTCTTCATAATACATACAATTCATGCTATTGTTATTTAAAATTACATTGAAAAGTCCATAATCTGTATGTTCGCCATGATATCCTGAATTATTGTCATAATATATAATACTAGACAAACTTTCATCCGAATTATAATGTTGTTGTTCTAAATCTATTTTTAATATGTCCTCATAAAGTTTAAATGCTAATTTTTCATATTTCATTAAAATTTCAAATAATTTTCCCTGTTTTAACTTTTTAATTTTGCATTTCCAAGAGGAAAGGGGTAAATGAATATTTTTAAAAGTGTTTGTGTCATATGATAATAATAACTCATTTAAGTTTTCATCATAATCTAAAATTATAAAACCGTTATTAATTAAATTATTTTCATCTATATGTGTAAAGTCTCTCATGAATTTCTCCAGAATTTTTGAAATAGAGTTGTCAAGTTTATGCAATGCGAAATGCAGTGGTTGTATGAGAACAATGCTGGATAATAAAGGAATAGATTATTATAAAGGAAATATTTCATATAATGAAATCGTAAAATGGTTTACTCCTCTTAAACTAAAAGAAACAAAAATAAAACTTTGTGGTGTCCTCGGTGATCCAATAATAAATCCAGAATTAGAAGATATTTTAGATTATTTATTATACCAAAAAAACGTAAAAAATATTGAAATATCAACTAATGGCGGTGTTAGAACAAAGAAGTTTTGGATTAATATGGCTGAACTTTCAAAATATTCAAACGGTAGAATGGAAATACATTGGGCAATTGACGGAGTTACAAGAAATGATTATAGAGAAAATGTAAATTTAAATAAAACTTGGAATAATTTTAAGACTTATAAAGATAATGGTGGTCATTTAATATGGCAGTATATTGAATTTGATTATAATAAAAATGAAATATCTTTAGCAAAGAAAAAAGCAACAGAAATGGGTGTTAAATTATTCATTAGAAAAAGTTGGAGAAATAATGCAGATCAAGCAAAATTTAAATCTCAAGCATCAAAAAATATAGATTCAAGAACATATGAGGAATTACAAAAAAAAATATTTGTTGAACAAAACTATTCTACTGAAGATATTGAATGCAGACATAAAATTAAAAATGAATATTTTATATCAGCAAATAGAAAATTATGGCCATGTTGTCATTTGCATGATGAATATGTTGCACAAAAAACACAAGATATGCAAAAGATATTAAATTATAATGGTAGGGATTTTAATAATTTAGAAAAAAGAAGTATAGAAGAAATAACAAATAGTTTATGGTATAAAACTTTGTTAGAAGAAAGTTGGAACAAAAAACATCCCTTACATTTACCGAGATGTTATCTAGCGTGTGGTGATGGTGGTAAACGTGCAGTTATTAAAAAAGAAATATGAGAGATAGTGATAAGCGACAATATACAAGAGAATGGTTGCAGTATGAGAGACAGCAACCCATGTATGATGAGAGCATTAATGTTTTTTATAGAAATATTTTTAAAATAAAACCAATTGTTAATATAGATGATGTTTTTAAAAAGACATTTGTTGAATGGTTGAGTAAACACGAGTTGAGTAATTTTACAGGAATAGAAGCATTTCCGATAATACATGTAATACAAGGAGTTACTCATTTTATTGATGATCTTTATCAGAGATGTTGTAATATTCAAATATTTAAAAATGATTACAAATATCATTGGAGGTTGAATAATAATATTGAATATGCTATAATTAATAAGCTGGATTCTAATAAAGAACTTTTAATATCAATGCCATTTCCGTATTATGGTGATGTTCACCCAGAGATGTATAGAATTCTTGATGAGTGTGAAAGATTAAATATTCCTGTACATATTGATTCTGCTTGGATAGGTTGTATTCGAGATATTGAATTTGATTTTAACCATCCTGCTATTAAAACATTTGCTGTAAGTTTGAGTAAAGCTGGTATTGGAAATAATAGAATTGGAGTTAGATTTGCCCGAAAAGAACCTGAGGGATCAATTACATTAATGAATAACTTCAAAATGAATCAAGAACCTTTGATGTATGTTGGTGCAAAATTTATGACAGATTTTGGTCCAGAATATTTTTGGAAAAAATATGAAGATCGTTATTACAAAGTTTGTAATGATTTTAATTTAAAACCCACAAAAGCAAATCACATTGCAATGGATGGTCATAGACCTGTTGGGATTAGATCATTAATAAGAGCATTATGAAACCTTGTATTTTACCATGGATAAATTTTGGAACGAATACTTTTGGTAGACCAAGAGTGTGTGGATATTCAGATATAGAATCACAACTTAAAAGTATTATGAAGTGGCCGCCTTCTGAAAATTTCATAACAGAATATACATTAGAAAATAGTTCAATAGAAAAAGAATGGAATAACACATATTTTACAGAAATACGTAAATCATTTTTAAATAATGAATGGCCCGAAAACTGTAGTAGATGTAAGCATGTAGAAGAACAGGGGGGAGTAAGCAAACGTATGAGAGAAAATCATATGTGGTATGATAAATACAAACATTTAATAAAAGAAAATGTTGATTATCAACCTCCACATATAGATGTTAGAACAGGTACAGTTTGTAATTTTAAATGTATTCATTGTAGTCCAGCCGTAAGTTCACGATGGGTGGAAGATAAGGAAATAGCAAAAAAATATGGTACTGAATACAGAGAAATTGATAATAAATGGATAGCACAAGATACTCATTTTTGGAATAGTTTAGATATAAGTCAAATTAAACGATATAATTTTTTAGGTGGTGAGAGTTTTTATAATAAAAAACATAATGAGTTTATAAAAAAATTGAATGAAAGTTCGTATGCTAAAGATATTGAAATAGCATATGTTAGCAATGGTTCTTTAAAGTTTGAAAACATGGAAAACTTTAAAAAGGTAAGATTGAGATTATCTGTTGATTGTGTTGAAGAAGCGGGAGAATATTTTAGATTTGGTATAAATTGGGATGATTGGTGTAATAACATTAAAAATTTTCCATCAAATTTTGATGTTTCTTTTCAGTGGACGTGTAGTAATGTAAGTATGTTTTATCTAGTAGATACTTATGATTATTTACGTGAAAAGTTTCCTAATATAAGATTTCTTTTTGAAAATCATGTTACTGAACCGTATCATATGTCTGTACAAAATTTACCTATAAAAACAAAAGAGCATATAAAAACAAAAATTGATTCATATTTGTTTGATGAAAAAGCAAAAGAGGTTTTACCATTTTATATAAATCATATGTTTGAGAAAGATGGTTGGGATAATATGTTAATAAATTATTTGGATGATTTAGATATGGCTCGTAATACAAATTGGAGAATGAGTTTATGTGGTCTAGCGACACAGTTGAATGGATAGATGTAGAATTAACATCATTTTGTAATATTGATTGTCCTGGTTGTTTTCGACAAGTTAAACGAAATAAAGTTAGTAATATATTGAATAGCAAGAGTTTATCTTTCAAAGAATTGAAGAAATGGATAACAAAGCAAGAATTTCCTAATCTTAATCTTTTAAATTTTTGCGGATCAATTGATGAGCCTACATTACACCCTGAAATATTAAAAATTGTTGATTATTTTTCAAAAATATGCAACATTAATATATCAACAAATGGATCAACAAAAACAAAATATTTTTGGAAAACGTTAGGAACATATGGTATATCTGTATTTTTTGGTATAGATGGAACTGATCAAAAATCTCTTGAGAAATATAGAATTGGTAGTAATTTTAAAAAAGTACAGAAAAATTATAGAACATTTATCGAAGCGGGGGGTCAAGCAACTTGGCAATTTATCGTATTTGATCATAATGAACATTTAATTGATGAGGCAAAAAAAATATCTAAAGAAGAAGGTTTTAAACATTTTAGAACTATCTATTCTCATAGAGAAGGTAGTGACGAAAAAAAAGTAAAACGAAAAGAGAAACATGAAATTGTATGTAAATATGGTAATCAGAAAAGAATATTTATAAATCATACTGGAGCATTGCTACCTTGTTGTTTTTTTAATTCTGAACATTTACAAATTTATGCTGGCAATGAGCCGAAAACAATGTTTGATCAAGCATATGAAAAAACTGGTGGAATTTTGTTTAATAATTTAAAATATATTAGTCCATCAGAAGTTATTGATGGTGATTTGTTTCGTCAAATTATTAATTCATGGAGTTCAAAACCCATGGAAAGATGTTGGAATACTTGTAAACAAGCAAAACAGGATATTTTTATTCATGAGGAATTGACAGGAGGAGCATGATTTTAAAAGAGAGTGACGATTTTCTAAAAGTAAAAGAAACATTTAGTTTAGATGATAAAGTGGTTAATGTCAGTATACCATCTGTTGTACCAAAATTGAAATCTGAAATAATAGAATATCTTTATAGCAATTATTCTTCAAATGAAATTTATCATAAGATACAAGATTATGAACAAAAAGATCATTATGAGAAAAAAGTAAATACGATTGGTATATGGATGTCGGGTGGAGCAGATAGTTCATTATTAGCATATGTACTTGCAAAAAAAATTAAAGATGAAAAATTGAGGATTAAATTGCAACCGTTATCTGTCAGAAGAGGAAGGCCTAATAATCCGATATATGCTGGTAATGTTATCGATTTTATTGAAGAAGATTTAAATTTTAAAATGAATGATCATATTATATATTATCCTCCAATGGATGATGAGCATTATAGAGAAATAGAAGTTTTTAAAGAAAAAGATGATATAAATTTTAAAGATGACTTGTTTCAAGTATTATATTCTGGTATAACATGTAATCCTCCTTCTGATGATAAGAGTATTTCTAAAAATAAAGAACGTTCTAGAGATGAAGACACAAAGAGACCGTTAAAAACATTTAATGGTATACGTTATTATATGAATCCATTTTTTTGCATAAACAAAAGAGAATTGAGAATGATTTATGATCAACTCAAACTAACTGATAAATTGTTTCCTCTTACTTATAGCTGTGAAGGAACGGCAGAAGACACTAAAACACACACGCAACATTGCGAAAAGTGTTGGTGGTGTCAAGAAAGATTTTGGGCTTTTGGAAAATATATTTAAAAGAAGAAAATAAATGACTATTCATATTTTTGGAGATAGTTATGCAGATCCTATGCCGCATGAACAGGAAAATGCATGGTATGATATGTTGGATGAAGAAGTTTTAAATTATGGTAAGAGAGCAAGTGGTCCAGCTTATTCTTTGTCTTTATTGACTACATCCTTGCATCTTAATAGTAGGGAACTGAATTCAGATGTTAAAAAAGTTGTTTTTTTCTTATCAAGTAAATATAGAATACCCGCTTCTTTTTCAAAAGGTATAGAATCTGAAGTTGCATTAAAGCATATAGAAAAATATCGAAAGAAAGAATCGAAGACTGGAGAATTTGGAGAACATAAAATTAATATGAAGTGGGGTTATGAATATGATATATTATTTGATTCTGTGAAAGAAACATTTGCTTTTTCTGTTTATAGAGATTTATCTTTTTTAAGGTTTTTGTCAGATTTTTATAAAATTCAAATGATTTGTTTCATATTGCATGAAAAATCTCCTTCTTTTTGGAATTTTATTAATAGTTTAAATTCTGAAAATTATTTTATCTATCCAAAAAATTTTCATGAAGAAGTTTCGTCCAAACAAGGTGTAAGTAATGTTTTTTTACGGAATCATTTACTTTATAAAAATCATATAATTTTAAGTGATATAATAAAAAAATTTTTTAATAATGATAGAAATTTTCCAGAATTTTTTACAGTAGATCAAATAATTGATGAACCGTATATCTATGAATAATATTTGTTATTACTCTTTAACAGGACTAAATTATAAAAATCAATTTGTAACTTCTTGTGCTATAAATTCTGATAGGTTGATTAGGTTTTCAGAATCAATATTGCCTTC